CAGCACGGGCGGGAGTCGATGGGGAGGGAGATCACGCAGAGCGTGCTCGGGCTCGACGTGATGCCGGAGGAGGTGGACCTGTTCGTCCCCGTCTTCGATGTGCCCGATGCCCAGGCCCGCCAGAAAATCCGGTGCGCCCTGGACGTGGTGGTGAGCGATCGGACATTCCGCCTCGTGCCACTGCCGCTCGAATGCAGCAATGCCAGGGCCGCGGCGCTGGGACAGATTATCGACCGGCTCAAGGACACGCTCGGTGAGCAGGTCCCCATTTATTTTGGCGCGCCATGAGCCGTGTTTGGACGGTAGTCGTGTGGTGGGCGGTGGGGTGGGTGATGTGTGCCCCGTGGAATGGCGGGCGGTGCCCACCCTACTTCACGCCGTGCATGACGGGGCCGATCGCACCGGAGGGCATGGTCCCGGAATGCACGGTCCATGACCGGGACGGGGACGGGGATATTGATCTGCGGGATTTTGCGGTGGTGCAGAGAATGCCCGGGATTCGAGTTCCCCACCGAGGGGAGATGGTCGGCATGCCCCACCCTACGGGAGAATGGTGGGCGGTGCCCACCCTACTTTGTTGGAAAGCCGGTTCCACAGAAGAAGTCGGTCCCACAGAAGAGGTCGGTCCCACAGAAGAGGGTTGCGGGGATAGATAGAGGACAGGCAATAGGGGGCAGCATGGGTATCACGAAAATCGCCTGGACGAACAAGAGTTGGAACCCCGTCTCCGGGTGCACGCCGGTCAGTGAGGGATGCAGGCACTGCTACGCGCGGGCGATGGCGATGCGGCAGGGTGGGCGGAACGGCTACCCCGCGGATGAGCCGTTCCGGGTGACGTGGCATGAGGACCGCGTCGAGGATCCGATGCACTGGCGGAAACCGGCCATGGTGTTCGTCTGTTCGATGGGTGATCTGTTCCACGCGGGTGTCACGGATGGGCAGCGGGATCGGGTGTTCGATGTCATCCGCCGCGCGCCGCAGCATACCTATCAGATTTTGACCAAACGGCCGGAGCTGGCCGCGGCGTACCTCTCCCATGCCTCGCGGGCCCGCACACGGATGGTGCCCCATGGGTGGTTTGGTACGTCGGTGGAGGATGCTTCCTCGGCGTCGCGTCGGTTGGGCGTTCTGGCGGAGATCCCGGTCCTGCACCGATTCGCCAGTGTGGAGCCGCTCCTGGGAGCCGTCGACCTGCGGCCGTGGCTGGGTTGGCTGCAATGGGTCATCATCGGATGTGAGAGTCGGGGCGGCCGATACGGTCGATCGCTCATGGATCACCAAAGGCCCGGCAACGACGGCGGGGAAACGAATCCGATCACCCATGCTCGGGAGGAATGGTTGCTCGCGGCGGCGGAGATGGTCGCCGACTGCCGAGCGGCCGGCGTGCCGGTGTTCGTCAAAACCATTCCGGGCGAGGACGGCCGGTTGGTGACGAGCGTGATGGAGTTCCCGGAGTCGCTTCGGTATCGGGAATGGCCGGCGGCCATGATGGATGTGGGGTTTTCCAAGGTGAACGAGGATGGTGGGCGAAGCCCACCCTACAAGAGGCGGGCAGAGCCCGCCCCACGGTGACGGCAACGTGAGTGTGACACTGGAGCAGCCGCGAAATCGACGGGCGGGAGCGGCGCCGGACCGCGGGCCGCGCTGCGACAGCCCGGCCGAATGCCACGGCGGAAACGTCGTCGAGCTGATCGAGTTCGGGCTGGAACGGTGCCGCGCCCCGCGGCGGCGGACCATGCGGCAGTTCGCCGAGCAGGACATCGTCATCCCCACCGGCCCGTTCGAGGCGAGGCCGTTTCGGTGCGCCACGCTGCCGTGGACGGGACTGTGGTTTGACGCCGTCGACAGCGGGCAGTGGCCCGCCCGATGGGCCACCGGGCCGAGCCAGTCGGGCAAGACGCTGGCGTGCGATCTGATCCCCCTGGCGTATCACCTCGTCGAGATGCGGGACGCCGTCGTGTTCGGTCTGCCCGACATTAAAATGGCGCGGGACAAGTGGGTGAGGGACTTGAAGCCCATTTTCACGGCGTCGCCCAAACTGGCGGCGCTGCTGCCCACCACGGGCGGCGGCAGCCGGGACGGCATCAGCGATCTGATTGTGCTGAAAAACGGGGCCACGCTCAAGTTCATGTCGGCGGGGGGCCGCGATAAATCCCGCGCCGGATACACGGGGCGGGTGCTGCTCATCACCGAGGCGGACGGCTTCGACCAGCCCGGCCTGACGAGCCGGGAGGCCGATCCCATCCGGCAACTGCGGGCCCGGCTGCGGGCGTGGGGCGAGCAGGGCATCGAGTTCGGCGAGTGCACGCGGACGACGGCGCGCGGGCGGACGAATCAGGAGATCACCCACGGGACGGACAGCCGCATCGTGACGCCGTGCCCGCACTGCGGGGCCTGGGTGACGCCCGGGCGGCTCGACGTTCGCGGCTGGGAGGCGGCCCGGGATGAGGAGGAGGCGGTCGAGCTGACGCGGTTTCACTGCCCGGCCTGCCAGGCTGGCCTGACGGAGCCTCAGCGGCGGGCCATGAACGCGGAGGCGGTGCTGCTGCACGACGGCCAGACCATCGGAACGGACGGGGCGATCGAGGGCGATGGCCGGACGACCCGGACGCTGGGCTTTCAGTGGGGGGCGTTCCACAACCTGCTGCGCCCGACGGGATCGTATGGCCTGGACCTATGGCGGGCTCGCCGGGCGGTGGATCGGGACAATGCGGAGCGGGAACTGTGCCAGTTTGTGTTCGGCATCTGTTACACGGAGCCGACGGTCGAGATCACGCCACTGACGTTCGAGGAGGTGAGCCATCGGAGCGGGGCGTTGCCGCGGGGCGTGGTACCGGCGGCGGCATCGTGTTTGACCGTGCACGTGGACCTGCACACCGATTTCGGGGCGTGGCTGGCGGCCGCGTGGGCGAAGGAATCGAGCGGTTGGGTGGTGGCGTACGGCCGGTTTGAGATCGCGGGCCGGCGCATGGCATTGGAGGCGGCGATCGCCGCGGCCCTGCAATCGTTCGCGGCCGAGATGGCCCGGGGATTCGCCATCGAGGGGCGGGGCGGCGTGCGAGTGCCGGATCAGGTCTGGATCGACGCCGGGTGGCCGCGGTCGACGAACGTGGTCTATGAGTTCTGCCAGCGAATGGCGACGGCGGACCGCGTCGGGTTGGGGCAGAGCCGGTACCGGCCGGCGTTCGGGCGGGGCGCGAAGACCTGGAACACGACTCCCTACCGCCGCCCCGAGGCGGGCAGCAAAAACCTGCGATACGTGGGGGAGCAGTACCACATCAAATACGATCCGGCCCGCAATGTGGCGTTTGTCGAGGTGGATTCGGACTATTGGAAAACATGGGTGCATTCCCGGCTCGCCTGCCCGGTGCAGCAGCCGGGTGCCTTGACGCTGCACGCGGCATTGCCGGGCGAGCATGACGACCTGGCCAACGAGCTGACGGCGGAGAGTAAATACCTGGAATACGACGTGAAAACGGGGATCGAGCGGACCGTGTGGAAGCGCCACGAGCGCAACAATCACTATCTGGACAATCTGTATAGCTGCGCGGCGGCGGCGCATTTCTGCGGGGCGAGGAGCGTGGAACGGCCGGCGGCGCCGGCGAGGACGGTGACGGCGGCGGCCATCCGCAGCCGGTTTCGGACGCCGGACGGGGAGCCGTATGTGGTGACGCGGGTGGAGGAATGAGTGGACACCGAAGATGGTGGGCATGGCCCACCCTACAACAGAAGGGAGTCACGATGAAAAAGCGAATGCTGGTCGGACTGGCGGCGGTGACACTGGGGGGGTGCCTGATGGGATGCAAGGCGGCCAAGGTGGAGAACTTCAACGACGCCATGGCGTTCGTCGACAAGGCGATGGCCGTGGCCCATCAGACGAACAGCCGGGTTCGCGTTGATCTCGACTGGGATGGGCGGTTGGGGGCTGGTGAAACCACGGAGTTCTTTCTGAATTCCGGGATCCGTGCCCGGGCGACGTTTGAGGCGGATGCCAGTCGGCCGGGCCCGGCGGATTGCGGCCCACCGGGCGCCAAGGTGGTGCCATGAGCCGTGACAGCCGTGTGCGGACGTTCCAGGTCGACCGCGGCGAGCGTTGTGATCCGTATGGCACGGTCGGCGACACTGACCGGGTGACGGGTGAGAGCCACAAGCCTCCCCACCCGTGCGGCAAAACGCGGCCGAAGGGCGACGGCATGTCGCTCGAAAAGGTCTGCCAGACACTTGGCGAGATCAAGGCAAACCCGCGGTCTGAGGTGTTCATCGAGGTCAAGGGCGAATTCTACAAAATTGCCCGTATCGAGGGGCTGCAAGACGGCGTGACCAACGAGGGCAACTCGTCATCGTCGTCTGTGATGATCGTGGGGGCGTGAGGTGAAAAAGTCATCCGTAACGAAACCCAAACGGAGACCCACGAAACTCCGCGCGGTGCTGACCATCTCGGCGGCGCCGAATCTGTGCACGAGCGACAGGACGGCATTGCGGCGCTGGCTGATTGATATCGAGCGGCGGATTTACCACGGGCTGCCGCTCGGGCGGGGGGTTTTTGCGAGATTTGCGAGATTCCGCGGACCCATGGTCGGCATTCTGATGGCGTGCACCGTCGGCGGCTGCCACGTCCCGCCCGCGGTCCGGGGCGATACGTGCCCGTACCGGCAGGACGTGGGGCGGCCGGGCTCGGCGGTGCCGTGGGAGTATATGGGGCAATGGGCGGGGGAGGAGCCGCCGGAGCGGTGCGCGAGGTGTCACAAGGAGCGATCATGCTGCGAATTGTGATAGGCATTGTGATCGGCGTGGTGTTGTTGGCGGTCGCGGCGATCGTCGCGGCCGTGGTCCACTACCTGCGGCACGGGTCCGCGATCGGGTGAGGCATGGTCAACAACGGCGGCTACCGGGTGGGGATGCGGCTGCTTTGGTGGATCGCGGCCGTCGTGGTGGCGCTGGCGTGGCTGGCGGCGACGCTGGCGAAACGGTGAGGCAAGGGCTGCGGCCCGGGGGCCGCGGGTGGGGATGATATATGAGACGACTTCGGCCGGCGGTGGTGTGTCTGGCGCTTTGGGCGGGTGGATGCACGATGCACGTGCACTTCGGGGCTGAGCCGCACTACTACGGTGCGGCCGCGACCGTCACGGCGGAAGCGGCGCAGCCGCCCGCCTCGACGATCGTGATTGACGAAAGGACGGATGATGAAAAAACTGCTGTCAACCCTTAACGGCAACAAGACCTACCTGGGCGTGATCGCGGCCGGAATCCTGGGCCTGCTGATCTCGTTCGGCGTCGTCCAGTACGACGACGTGGAATGGCTCGTCGTGCTGATAGGCACGTGGACGGGCGTTGGTATCGTCCACAAGGCCGGCAAGATCGAAACAGCCGTCAAACGCAACGGCGTCGGCTCGTGATTGTCCGCGGCCGGCTACCCCGCCGGCCGCTGCCGTCCGTGATACCCGGACGGCGTCACCCCGGCGCCCGGGAGTCCCCATCCTCCCGGGCGCCACACCGTGGCGCGGTAAACGTCGAAACGTCGAAACGTCGAAACGTGGACGACTGGAGAAACGACAATGAGAACATGGATCCGCAGAATGGCGATGACGGCGGCGGCGTGCTGCCTGACAATGGGATTTCTGACGTGGCTCTGTGACTGGCTCGACGGTCGGGTGCCCCTGATTGTGTTCGGCATCGAGGGGTAGGCCGGCAGGCCGGACCGGTTCAACGGTGCCCCATGGGGCGAGGAGGCGTTTGCGCGCCATATGTCGGAGGTTTGCATGACGGTCAAGAGTGGAAAAACCAAACGAGACGAGCCGAATGAGACAACCGCCCCCGCGAATGGCGCGGACCCGCCGGGCGGCGGGGCCGAAGCCGCGCCCACGGTGCTCCTCGAGCTGCCGGTGGGCGAGATCCCGCCGGAGGCCTACCTGGTCGAGCACGCGGACATGCAGATGACGCACACCCAGGCGGAGGCCCTGCGGCGCATCATCGAGGGGTGCAAGCGGGACCGGGCCGAGCTGCGGACCGGCCGATTGGTGCAGTCGCCGTCCGAGGCGCTGCGGTGGGTGCTGGAACAGGCGGCGGAGGCGATGGGGTGAGGATGACCGACTAGAAAGTCGGTTCCACAGAGAAGATGACCGACTGGAAAGTCGGTCCCACAGAAGAGGTCGGTTCCACAGAGAAGATGACCGACTGGAAAGTCGGTCCCACAGAAGAGGTGGTTCCACAGAGAAGATGACCGACTGGAAAGTCGGTCCCACAGAAGAGGTCGGTTCCACAGAAGAGGTCGGTTCCACAGAAGAGGATTGCAGGGAGAGATAGAGGACAGGCCATAGGGGGCAGCCATGGGCACGGGCGGACATCTGTCAAAGGCGCGGCTGTGGGCGTTGCCGGTGCCCAGCCGGTTGGAGCGGCGGCTGGTCAACCTCCTGCGGGCGGCCGCCGGCATCCGATTTGCCGTGCCCCCGAAGCTGCATGAGCTGGACGAATCCGCCGCGGTGCCGCTGGGTTTGTTCTGGGATATCTTCGACCTCACGATGGACATGGTGGAGGGGCTGGAGCGTAAGCCCTACCCCGGTGGCGAGGCTCGTGTGCTGCTGATGGCCCGGCGACAGGCGGCGAGGCTGCGGCCGCTGCTGGAACGGGTGCACGTGCGGCGCGGCAAACCGACGGGGGAGGACGGATGGCGGGGGTTGAAACCGGGGCCGGATGAACGGCGGTGAGCCCCCCACTCCTACAGCAGTTCTTTCAATCATTTCCGAAAGTTCCGAACGTTCCGAATTGACACACGACGATGAAACCGCCGAATAGGCGGGCATGAGCACGTTATCGGCCGCCAGCACGCTCGCTCAGGTGCAGGCCGCCTACGACGACAACGCCTCCTATGCCGAGGACGACAGCCTGGCGAAGGCCCGCGCCTTCGCCACGGCCTGTCGTTTGCTGCTGCGCCGAATCCCCAGCCGCGGGGCCCACGGCGGACGCAGCGGCATCGAGATCGAGTTCGACCCGAACATCGTGCGGGGCGAGCTGACGGACGCCCAGCGCTGGATCGGCACGCGATCCGGCGGGGGCGGGGTCAAATACCTCTCGGTGGAGGACGTGTAAATGACCCGCCGCCGATCCGATCCGCCGACCAGCATCATCGAGTCGTTCGACCGCCTGCACGCCGATTTCGTCATGGCCGCCCGCGGGCGGCAGCGGCCGCGCCTCACCGGCGTGGAGCCGCTGGGCGGCGGCGCGGACTACCACTACCGGACGGAGCGCGACTTCTACGGCATGATGGAGCTGGCCCGGGAATTCGACCGCGATGACATCGTCATCGGTCAGGCCGTCACGCGCGTCGTCGACAACATCCTCTCCGACACCGGGATCCAGATGGAGCCGCAGACCGGCGACGAGGAGATCAACGCCCGGCTGCTGGCCAAATGGACGGCCTGGACCCGGGATCCCTATCAGTGCGATCAGGCCCGGGAGGCCACGTTCCACCAGATGGTCCGCCTCGGCCTGCGCCACACGATCATCGACGGCGATGTGTTCTTCCTGCTGACAACGGGCGGGGCCGTCGAATCGGTCGAGGGGCACCGCGTCCGCACGCCCAGCGGAACGACGCGGAACGTCATGCACGGCGTGCTGCTCGACGAATTCCGCCGGCATGTCGAGGTGTGGATCACGCCCGAGGACGTGCCGGTGGTCTACGCCGGGCCGAAACTGGTGCGGGACATCCGGGCCTATCCGGTCCGGGACGCCGCCGGCCGGCTCCAGGTGATCCACCTGCGCGATCCGCGGCGATTCTCCCAGACGCGCGGGGTCAGCGCGTTCGGGCCCACCGTCGACGCCATCCGGATGCACGGCAAACTCCAGTTCGCCAAGCTGCTCCAGGCGGAGATCGTGAGCTGCATCGCCATCATCCGCGAACGGATGCCGGAATACGGCGGCGGCACGCCGACGGGCTACGGCACCGCGACGACCGAGACCCTGGCGGACGGCACCACGCGGACGGTCGAGGGCATGACGCCCGGCATGGAGATCACCGGCCTGCCCGGCGAAAAACTGACCGGCTTCTCGCCCAATGTGCCCAACCCCGAGTTCCAGCCGCATGTGATGCTGATCTTGAAGTTCATCTCGGCCAACCTGGGGCTGCCGCTCATCGCCCTGCTGCTCGACGCCAGCGAGACCAATTTTTCGGGATGGCGCGGCGCGATGGATCAGGCCCGCGAGGGGTTCCGGCAACGCCAGCGATGGCTGATCCAGAGCCTCTACGACCCGGTGTACGCATGGAAAACCCAGCAGTGGCTCCAGGAGGACGATGAGCTGCGCCGCGCGGCGGAAAGCGCCGGGCTCGTGGCGGTCGAATCCGTCGGCGGGCTCGCGGTTTTTCGCGGGCAGATCACGCGGCACCGATGGGCCCCGCCCGTCTGGCCCTACATCGACCCGAGCAAGGACGCGAAGGCCGACGAGCTGATCGTCACGGCGGGGCTCAACAGCCGCCGGGCGGTGCTGGCCGGCCGGGGCCTCGACCTGGACGACGTGGACCGCGAGCGGATCACGGACGCGCGCAACCTGGTGGCGGCGGCCATCGAGGCCGCGGAGGAGCTGAACACGCTCCATCCCGCCGCGCGGGTCGACTGGCGAGAGCTGGCGGGGATGAAACCAGCCGTTGCGGCCGGGAACCGGCCGGGCACGGAGGCCGCGGCGGAGCGCCCGGACGAGGAGGAGGCTCCATGAGACCGAACGGATTCGAGTTCCCCACCCCTACAAGGGATGGGGAACCCAACCGCGGCGGAGCGCCCGGACGAGGAGGAGGCTCCATGAGTGACCAACGGATGCCGGAGGCGGTGCGGGGCATTCCCCACGTCGAGCAGTACCTCGGACCGTGGGCGATGCACGTGCCCGCATTCGAGCAGACCTGGGACATGGTCCGGTCCATCGACCTCGCGGCCCATCGAGCCCAGTCGGACGGCGACGGCCGGCCCGCGGCCGCCGTCGAGATGACGGACGACGGAATCGCCGTCATCGAGATGATCGGCACGTTCACCAAATACGGCAGTTCGTTCTCGGAAAACCCGGGAACGCTGGCCCTGCGGCAGGCCGTGCGACGGGCGGCGGCCGACCCCCAGGTCCGGGCCATCATGCTCCTGATCGATTCGCCGGGCGGCTCCACGGCCGGGATCTCGGATTTGGGCGAGGACGTGGCGGCGGCGGCGGCGAGGAAACCCACGGCGGCCTACATCGAGGACCTGGGGGCGAGCGCCGCCTACTGGATCGCCTCGCAGGCGGGCCGGGTGACGGCCAACGCCGGGGCATTGGTGGGGTCGATCGGCGTCTATGCCGTGATCCAAGACCTGTCCGGCATGGCGGAGCGGGAGGGGGTCAAGGTCCACGTCGTTCGGGCCGGCGCGATGAAGGGCGCGGGAACGCCCGGCACGGAAGTGACGGATGAGCAACTGGCCGACGTGCAGCGGGTGGTGGATCAGTTGAACGAGCTGTTCCTGGCGACCGTCGCCCGCGGGCGGGGGGTGGAGCGAGCGGCCGTGGAGGCGTGGGCGGACGGGCGGGTCCACATCGCCGAGGAGGCGCGAAAATTGGGTTTGCTGGATGCCGCCGGCTCCTGGGCCGACGCCCTGGCGGAGCTGCGGGGGCGGATCCCGGTTGTCGGCGCGAAAAACACGGCGGGCGGGGCCCGCTCTACGAAGGAGAAAACGGCCATGGCTGAGAATGACACGGTGGTGGCACTCTCGACGGAAACGCGGGCGGCGACGCTCGCGGAGTTGAAGCGGGAGCTGCCCGAGAGCGACGCGGCGTTCCGGGAGGAGTGCCTGGAGCTGGAGGCCACGCTGGCGGACGCCCAGAAGCTCTGGATCGACCGGCAAAACAAGGCGCTGGCGGCGGCCCAGGCGGCCCAGACGGCCCAGGCGGCGGAGATCGAGCGGCTGAAAGCCACGCGGATGGGGGTGGAGCCGCTGGGGACGCAGGCGCCGGCGTCGGGCGCGGCCGCCGGAAGCGACCCGGTCGCGGAATGGAACCGCCGCGTGGCCGGCTTCGAGGCGAACGGCGTGGGGCGGTCCGACGCCGTCCGGCGCGTGGCGAGGGAGGATCCCGAGCTGCGCGAGGCGTACGTGGAGGCGGCGAACAGTCGGTGAAACGTCGAAACGTCGAAACGTCAACACCCCGGTGAGGTATGGCCTGGGCGGCGAAATAGCTAGGGAGATGCAGACATGAGTCAGTTTGTGGAAGGATCGGTCAAGAGCTTTACGGCGGGGGCGGCCATTGCGCAGCACATCCTCGTCTATCTGTCGAGCGGTGTGCTCCAGGTGGCGGCGCTGGGCACGCAGCCCATCGGCACGATCACCGAGGCGGCGTTCGCGTCGGGCGACGTGCGTGGCGTGCGCCTGCTCAGCGCGAAGGGCACGATTCCGTGTGTGGCGTCGGGGACCTTTTCGCAGGGCGCCATCGTGTACGGTCGGGCGCTCGGCAAGGTCGACGACATTTCGACCACGGCGGCCGTGCGGATCGGCATGGCCCTCGAGGCGGCGACGACGGCGGGCGACATCATCGAAGTGATGCCGTGCTAGGGACCGGGTGATTCGAGTCCCCCACCCCTACAAGGGATGGGGCACCCGGACCCCCCCACCGCGGAAGCGATGGGCCACCCCATAGGGAGATGCAGACATGAGTCAGTATGTGGAGGAATCGGTCAAGAGCTTTACGGCGGGAGCGGCCATCGGGCAGCACACGCTTGTGAAACTGACGACCGGGAAACTCGCGGCCGCGGCACTCACCGAGGAGCCGCTGGGCACGCTGTTGGAGGCGTCGTTCGCCGACGGCGACGTGCGGCCGGTGCGACTGCGGAGTGCCGAGGGCACGATGTTGTGCAAGGCGGCCAACGCGATCACGGCGGGCGCCGTCGTCTACGGCCGGGCGAGTGGGCTGGTGGACGACGTGGCCACCTCGGCGGGCATTCGGATCGGCGTGGCGCTCGAGGCGGCGACGGCGACGAATGACATCATCGAGGTGCTGCCGTGCTAGACGACGGGAATTCGAGTCCCCCACCCCTAGAAGGGATGGGGCACCCGGCGGGCATGTGAGTGATCGGGCCGCGAGCGGTTCGCGGTGAAAATGACCGGTCGGAAAGCCGGTCGAGAACATACGAGGATTTTCATGGTGGCGGCCATGGCAAAAAAGGGAGGTATGAGTCATGCCGTCACCAACTGCGGCAGTCACGACGCTGCGACCCGATCTGGGTGGCAGCATGATGGAATTCGAGCTGGACATGGCGAGACTGGGGCTGATCGCCACCCGGGTGCTGCCGGTCCTCGAACGGGCCCAGGCCGTCGGCGTGTGGTCCAAGATCCCCATCGAAGAGCTGATGAAAATGGAGGAGGTGCTGCGCGCGCCCGGGGCAGCGTACAGCCGCGGACACACCAAGTTCACGCCGAGTTCGTATGTCTGTCTCGAATACGGCTTGGAGGAGGTGGTCGACGACCGCGAGGCGAAGATGTACGAGCAGTATTTCGACGCCGAGCTGGTGGCCACGCAGCGGCTCCGGATGCGGATCATGCAAGCTATGGAAATGCGGGTCGCGGCGCTGATCTTCAACGCCAGCACCTGGACCGGATCGACGCTGACGACGGCGCCGACGCATGAGTGGGACGACGCCACGAACGCCGTGCCCATCACGGACGTTCACAATGCCAAACAGCGCGTGCGCGCTCTCACGGGCATGTCCCCCAACACCCTGATCTGCAACCAGAAGGTGTTCGACAACCTGAAACTGTGCAACCAGGTCAAGGACAGCATGAAGTACCAGGGGTTTGTGGACGTGCGACCCGGCCGGCTGGACGAGGCCGCCATCGCCTCGGCCCTGGGCATCGACCGCGTGCTGGTGGCCGGGATGCCGAAAAACACGGCGCTCGAGGGGCAGACGGCGGTGATGTCGGCGATCTGGAGCGACGAATACGCGATGGTCTGCAAAATCGCGACGGGGCAGGACATTCAGGAGCCCTGCGTCGGCCGGACGTTCCATCATTCCGATGACGGCAGCGTCATCGGCGGCGTGGTGGAATCGTACCGCGAGGAGCGGGTCCGCGGGACGGTCGTCCGCTGCCGGCATGACGTGTGTGAAAAGGTGCTCTACGCGGAGTGTGGGCACCTCATCAGTAACGTCACGACGATCTGACAACGGGTTGGGCCGGAGGATTCGAGTCCCCCACCCCTACAAGGGATGGGGCACCCAAGCGATGGGGCACCGGGCCCGCCGTACGGGATGTGAATCGTGGTGATCGGTCCGGCCCCGTCCCGCCAGACGGGCCGGCCGATCGCCCGAGGGCAGCCATGAGCGTGAACGGACCATCGGCGGCGATCCTGTGCAGCGGGAGTTCGTTCCTGCGGTTTATGGCCGCGCCGCCGGTCCACGACGTGTACATCGGGGTCAATCGCACCGTCGAGGCGTACCCGTGCGACTGGTGGGTGTTCACCGATTCGGAGGCGTTCGTGTGGTACCGGCCGATGAACGGCCTTACCCCGAAATTGTTCACGTCGGGTCGGATGTACGATCGCATCGCGGAAATCGGCGGACCCGAGGCGGCGGCCCGCCGGGACCGGTACGGCCGCGTGCTGCACGCCGAGATCAACACCGCGTGTCCGTCGGACAAAAACTGGACCGGCTTTTCCATGCTGGCGGCCATCGTCCTGACCGACTGGCTGAACATTCGCAACGTGATGATCTACGGCTGTGACTGGATGGGACAGGAGGACTGGGACGGGACGAAACCGCCGGGCCACTACGCCCGGACCCCGTACCGGTGGCAGAACGAGGTCAACTGGTACGGGCACGTGGTGCAATGGATCGCGGGGCGTGGCAGTGTGGTCCGGCGATTCCAGGAGGCGGCATGACCAGTCTGATCGACGCCCTGTTTGAGGAGGCGGGGGTGCCCGCCCTGATGAACGCCCTCGGCGACGAGGACGCGGTGATCTACCGCAACGGGGTCGATGACGACGTGACGCTTACGGCCGTCATCGGGCCCGTCGAAACGATCCCGCGGGACACCGAGACCGGAACCGAAATGCGGGAGGAGCGGACCGTGATCATCGCCGCCGATCCCGACGGCGACTACGGCGGCGTCGCCGATCCCGCGGCCGGGGCGGAGGTGGAGATCGACGAGGTCGTCTGGGCGGTGGAGGCGGTGACGGTGCGGGTGGCCGGACTGATCGATCTGCGGTGTGTCCGGGCGCCCAAGACGCGGATCCACGGGCGCGGGTTTGTGAATCGAACGGGAGGCTGATGCCATGCTGCCCGGGAGGCGGACATGGCACCCGGCCGGTGTGGCGGTGGCGTGATGGATCATCCGAATGGTTCCGACCGATCTGACCGACGGCGCGTTGGGCGGCGTGGTGACGCTCGCCCTGTACGGAGCGGCGCAACTCGTGCGGCGACGCGTGAACGGGAAAAAAGCGCCGCCCTGCGCCGCGCATTCGGAGCGTATGACGCAGATTGAAGGGACATTGCGGGTCATTAACACCGTGCTCGACCGCATGGTCTCGGACCTGCGGGCGTCCGAGCTGTGTAACCGCAAGGCGGAATCAGCGTTCATCATCGTGATCGGCCAACACGGTGAACGGATCGCGGGACTGGAAGCAAGCAGCGTGGCGGTCGCCGACGGCATCGTGCGAATTGAGGTGACGTTGGCGGAAATTACGAAGCAACTGAGGACCTGACGACCATGGCGACGGCGGCGACGGGATCGGCGGGCAAGGCGATGGCCTACCTGAAAGCCATGCTGGCGGCCGGGGCCGTGTGGCGGAGCTGGACCGGAGCGGGCAGTGCCGCCGCCGCGGCCACGCGGGTGTACATCGAGGCGTTGCCGCTGCCCGTGGACCGCGCGGAATACACGCCGGATGAGCTGGAACGGCTGCGGCCGTTCGCCCTCATCTGGCCGGACCCGTCGCAGGCATTCCGGGCCGTGCCGGTCGGGGTGGCCCGAACGATCGACGGCGGGACCATGATGCTGACGATCGAGGACGGCATCGAGACCGGATTGATCGACCAGTTCGAGGAGGCGATCACCCAGTTCCGGAACCGCATCGAGGGCGTGATCGCCGACCTGATCACGGCGGGGGCGGGGCATACGGCCGGGTACCTGGTTGATCCTCGCATCGAGACCGTCGAGTCCCCGCACCGGCGGGGGGCGGAAGTGGAGGCGGCCCAGGGGGTGTTCCACCAGGCGACGTACCGGGTGCAGTGGGGGATGGGGTAAACGTCGAAACGTCGAAACGTCGAAACGAAGCGAATGATCTTCATCGAACTATCCTATGACCGGTGGTCGCCCGAGCTGGTGAAACGGCAATGGAACGTCATTGCCAAGGCGGCGTTCGAGAAAGTGGGGCTGCGGTGGATTCAGCGGTTTCTCGATAAGCACTTCACCCACGCGGGGGCGCGGGAATACGGCTATGAGCCCCGGTCGGGGGAGCTGCGGCGATCCGGATCGAAAGCCTACCGGCGCAGTTACACCGGGATCAAAGAGCGGATGTTCGGACACACTCTCCCATTGGTGTTTACCGGCACATCCCGCGATCGGTGCGAAGCGGGGCGGGTGATCCCTTCGCGGACGGGCGTGCGGGTCATGATGAACGCCCCGGCGCTCAATCTGCGGGCGAAACACAGCAAGATCAACCTGCGGGAGGAGTTGACGCGGGTCTCCATTCCGGAGCAGCGGGAGCTGACCGATCTGCTCGTGGCGGAGATCGACCGGGGCATTGGGGCATTGCGGCAGGCGGAAACCAAGCGGTTGGCGTGAGAGAGGTGAGATATGGCGACGCATAGCATTGTCGAGACGATTCAGACGGCGGGCACCCGGATCGAGCAGAGCCACTCGCACGAGGCGGACGGCGAGGACTCGCGGGTCATTACCGTGCCCGGGGCGAGTGTGGACCTGCTGATCAATCTGGCGATCGACTACAGCGAGCTGGAGTCGTTCTACATGCTGTCCGACCGGGACATGACGATCGAGACCAACAGCGGCAGTGCGCCCGGCGATACCATCGCGCTTAAAGCGGGCAAACCGCTGGTGTGGTACAGCGGGAGCTATTTCGCGTGCCCGTTCACGGTCGATGTGACGAAACTGTATGCGACGCTGGCGAGCGGCGTTGATGCGACGCTCAAGGTCGAAGTGTTGCAGGACGCGACGCCGTAGGGAAACGGCGGGTGTGAGTCCCCCACCGAAGATGGTGGGCACGGCCCACCCTACAGGAGCATACCATGGCAATTGCCAATGTGCACGGGCAGTATGGGGTCCAGTTGGGCTCGGTGCTGATGGGCGCGATGAGTGAGTCCAGTTTGCGGCTGGGGACGCGGGTCCGCAGCGATCCGGCGTCGGGGCAACTGTACCCGGCGATCCAGAGCATCATGGGCCAGGAGCCGACGGCGCCGTTCACGACGATGGCGATCGCGTCACTCCTCGGGGTGGTGCCGTTTCTCGGCAAGAAAATCAGTACGCTGACTCCGAATTTTCTGAACTTCTTCGCGGAGAAACGGGAGGAGGGCGGCACGCGGGCGACCGGATCGGTCCACGAAAAGTACACCATCAAGAGCGGCCTGCTCGTCCTGCGGCGGCTCGCGTGCGATCACCAGGCGGACGCCAGCCTGGGGGCCGAGGCGGTCATCGACTGGGACGGAACGAACAATCCCATCGTGCTGGTGCCGACGGCGGCCCTGCCCGGGACCCTCACGGATTCCGAACGATTCACGCTGGGGCCGGTCAAACTGGAGAACACGACGTACAGCGGCGTGAAGTCGCTCGAGGTGGACTTCGGAATCAATGTCCGGGCCGAGGGCGGCGACGGGGACAAGTGGCCGACGCACGTGTCGATCAGCAACATTCAGCCGGTCATCCGGCTGCGGGGCATCGACGCGCAGTGGCTGGCGGCGGCGAACATCCCGCTGCTCGGGCTGGTGGTGACCCACGCGAACACCACGATCTACCTGCGGAAGTATGATCCCAGCGGGGCCGGGGTCTATGCCGACAACACCGCGAACCACGTGAAAATGACGGTCAATGGGCTGGCTCAGATCGACACGTGGGAGTCGCGCGGGCTGGAGCCCGTCGGCGTCACGATGGAGATCCGGCCGAAGTTCGACGGGAGCCTGGTGCCGATCGTCATCACGACGGGGCAGCAGATTACGTAGCGTCGAAACGGGTGGAATTCGAGTCCCCCACCCCTATAAGGGATGGGGCACCCAGAGAGGATGACCGACTGGAAAGTCGGTCCCACAGAAGAGGTGGGTTCCACGGGGAATGACCGACTGGAAAGTCGGTCCCACAGAAGAAGTCGGTCCCACAGAAGAGGTGGGTTCCACGGGGAATGACCGACTGGAAAGTCGGTCCCACAGAAGAAGTCGGTTCCACAGAAGAGGTGGGTGCCACAGAGAAATGGCTGGTCGGGGAATGAGATGGCGGGATTGATCTACTACCTGCCGGGAATGCCGACGACGGCGACGATCGCGGAGCTGCGGGCGGCCGGGTTGGGCCATGCGATCGAGGAGGACGTCGGACTCGGCCGGGCGGGCGTCATGCGGGGCGGACCCGACGGCGGGGCGGGGCTCATCGTCGGCTATACGGATCGGCTGGCGGGGCAGGCGCTGGGAATGTTCCCCGATGGGCAGCGGTGGGAGCGGATGGCATGGCCGCCCGGCATGAATGCCGGGGCTCGGGGGGCGGCGTGGGTCGGCTGGTGGCCGGGATCCCCGCCGCGGCCGGAGGAGCTGGCGCGGGCGCGGATGCTGACCGGGCATTGGGTCACGCTGGCGGATGGGCAGGGGTATCTCGTACCGACGGTGCGCCGGGCGGTCGAGACATCCGCGGGGACGGCCTACATCGTCAGTCTGCCGCATACCATCCGGCTCGACGCCGCCGGGGAGTGGCGGCGGAACGGCGTGATCGCCGTCTACCAGGATCTGTGGCGGATGACGGAGCGGTGGGCGGAATCGTTTTTCGCGTCGATCGGGCGGGCCGCGGAGGCGGAGGCGGCGGCGGGTGCGGAATCCGTGTCGGTCACATTCGCCGAGGAGGTGGGGCTCTGTGCCGCGGCACTGACCGTGAACTACCGGCTGGGGCCGACGGAGCTGTCCGCGTTGGGCCTGCTCGATGAAACCGCCGTCGGGGCCGTGCTGGGAGCGTTGATTGATCTGCCGAGGCTGCGCGAACTGCAAAAAAAAAGCGCGTCACCGCCCGGCGGATGATCTATGAGCGGTGGGCCCGGGGATTGGCGCCGAATTATTGGCCGACGTGGGCGGACCTGTGTGTGCTGGCGATGGAGGGTTGATCCGCCGGCGGGCGGAGCCCGGGGGATTTGAGTCCCCCCGAAGATGGTGGGCACGGCCCACCCTACAGGATGGCGGGCAGAGCCCGCCCTACGGTGAGCTATGCCGACGCTGACATTTACCGCGGATGAGGCCAAGTACATGGCCGGCATCGAGCGGATGATCCAGCAGCAGCACCGCATGGAGGATGGATTCCGCCGGACAGGGAAAAGCGGACAGGACGCCATCACGGGTGTCCTCACGTCAATTAAATCCTACGCGGCGGGGATCCTTACCATCGGGACGGCGATCTCCGGGCTCAAGGGCGCCTACGCCGTCTGGCTCGCCAACATCAGGGAGACGGCGACGGCTGCGAAAACGGCGGCCGATCAGATGGTGGCGTTCGCGGCGATCCAGGAGGGCGGCACCAAGGCCCAGCGCGTGCAGGCCGCGGCCCAGTTAGGGGCAAGATACGGCATCAGCGACATGGGGCAGGTCTGGAACATCGTCCAGGGGCTCCAGAGCCTCTACGGCGGGCAATTCGAGACCGGCATGACGGCCGCCCGCGAGCTGTTCGCCGCGCAGCAGGTGGGGATCCCGATCGAGCAGGGCAAGGAGATCGAATTCGTCGGCGCGGCGGCCAAAATGGCGCCGGGCGAGC